TCGTATGCGTCGGCGTCACCAAGGCACACTTTGTTCATTACGTCGCCGTTCCAAGACACCGGCACGCCCACTTCTTCGGCGACGCCGACCAAGGTGTAAGCGACTAACTTCGGGCCGATAGCGACGTCGTCGGAAGCACCGAAGCCGACGTATAGACGGTCGACGTCGTCGGACCCTTGGGCGACATAGTTAGCCCAAACGTCGACGCCGGCGTCGACGGTCGTGCAACCGTTACACCCGCCGGCGACGACGTCGGCGATAACGTCGTCGAAGGCGTCTTCGAACGCTTCAAGCACTTCCGCGAATTCGGCGGCGATTCGGTGCCCGGACGTGTATAGGTTACACGTATCGGGGTCTTTGAATCGGTGTCCGGTTAGCACGGTGTCGGTTCGATCGGCGGCGGTAGTGGTTCGCACCATACCCTTACTTGTGGCTACCGGATAATAAATGTGTCGCTATTACACCAAAGGGAAGAAGAAGGGCGGTCGGCGTACCGGACGAACCCGATTACGTGCCGCCTTGTTCGTGAATCACGACGTTCACGTCATACGACCCGGTGCCGCCCGCGCCGCTAATGGTCGCTTGTGACGTGCCCGCCGACGATACGAAGACCGAATCGTCCGACTTCGGTGTGCCGACTATAACGGGTTCTTCGGGAAGGTCGTCGCCGACCCCCGGAAGGTCGTCGGAATAGTCGATCGTCGCGGTGCCGGACGAAAGCGTGACGCGCCCGGCCCACATTCGACCGTCGCCGGTCGGGTCGGTCTTACCGTCTTGGATTTTTTCGAATGGCATAGTTGTGTGGTGCTATCCGACTGTCGTTAGGCTAAGTTGTACCGACCGACGATCCGTTCCGACGGGGCGCTTGCCGCAAGCACGCCGTAAGCGTCGACCGCGACGTCTTCTTCGGGCGTGGTCCGGGCAAGCGGGTGGAGAGTCGTGTCTTGAAGCATAGCCATAACGACGGTCGACATATCGGCCATGACGTAAAGCCGATTACCGCCGCTATCGGGCGACCCGTGCGATTCGACGATCGGAACGCCGTCGATATTGAGCGCCCGGAAGCCGAAGTTAAGTTCGTCACCGGGGCTTTGGTATCGCACGAAGTCGTCGACGCTATCCTTCAAGTCTTCGAAGGTCTTGTGGTCGGTGACGCCGATTAGGTCGTCGTAATCGGCACCGTTCCGCCGAAGCGTCCGGGTGTCCGACCGAACCTTCGATTCGTCCATCGTGCCCGACCCGCCTTCGTCGGTGAGGTTCCCGCTATCGGCAAGGTCGAACAACCCGTCGAAGCCGTTCGGGTCGTTCCCGCCGATCCCCGTCACCGAACCCGTGCCTTGAATCGCTTGGGCTTCTTCGTAGTGCCGCACCGACCGCACTAACGCTTCTTCGGTGAGCGACCGCGACGACCGAAGCGTCGACGCCGCTAACTGTAAGAAGTCGGTGACTGCGGTTTGGCGGCCATACGGAACGACGTCATACGAATGCGTCGTGTATGAATCGTCGTTTTCGACCCACGTTTCGTCGGTGCCGCCGTTCGTGCCGGGTTCGTAGTACCGTTCAACCGCCCCGTGGTCGGTTAGTTCGTCGGTCTTGTAGGTGTCTTCTTCGATCGCTACCCGTGCGATCATATCGGCGACCGGCGTTTGCTTCGTGTCGGTGATCGTGACGTCGGGCGACACGAAGATCGGAAGCGAAGCGTTCGACCGATCGTAAGCCTTGCTTACGACGTCTTTCGCCGCTTCCCGAATTTCGGCACCGTCGCGCACCTTCCGGTTGAATTCGGTGAACGCTTCTTGCCACCCGGCTTCGTACATCTTAGTACGAAGGTCGACGGGTTCGCCGCCCGTGTGGAACCCCATAGGGTCGGCGTAAAGCACTTCTTCGCCCGGAAGACCCGTTTCCTTCGATACTTGGGCAAGAAGCCCGCCGAAGGCGGCTTCGTGCGCTTCGACTTGTTCCTTCTTGCTGATAGTTCCCGCCCGATCCGTCGACGCTTTCGTGACTTCGTGGTAATCGCTTCGGGGCATTTGTGTTACCTGTTAGTTCCCGCCGGCCATACGGGTGTTTGCGGCCTTGGAATTCGGAAGCGACCCGCTTCCGTCGGTGTCCGAAGACGACGCTTCGGCGTCGACGCCTTCGTCTTCGGTAATGCCTTCGTAATCCACCGACGGGGCGTCGTCTTCGCTCTTTTCGACTTGTTCACGCACCGCTTTCCGGGCGACGTCGGCGTCTTCGCACCCGGTAATGTCCTTTACGACCCGATCGCTAAGGTCGTCGGTCGACATTTTATCGGCGGTCGGTTCGTCGTCGACCTTTTCCCGAAGGTCGTCGACTTCCGACTTCAAGACTTGCGCCCATTCCGGCGCGTCGTCGAAAACGTCGCCGCCGTCACCGACCGACTTTTCGACGTCGCCGTCGGGGTCGTCGCCCCCGCCGTCGGCGTCGGTGTCGGTGTCGGTATCCTTGTCGACGCCGTCGCCGTCACCGTCGCCGTCCGACTTGCCGTCGGCGTCTAAGTCGATACCTTCGTCGTCGTCACCTTCCGACATTTCGTCGTCGTTCCCGTCGGATTCGGGCGACATACCGCCGTCGCCGCCGTCTTGAAGTAAGACGGCCATGTTCCGAATTTCGCCTTCGTCGACGTCGCCGGCTTCGACGGCGTTCAAGACGAAGTCTTCGATAGTCGACGACCCGTCAAGGCCGTCGGCTTCCCCGACGCTGGCAAGCATATCGCTAATGCCGCCGGCGTCTAACATTTTTTCGACCGATTCGTCTTCGTCGTTCCCCGTATCACCGGGGTCGGTATCGTTCGACATTTCTTTGATGTGTTCGTTCCAAACGTCGACGATCGACATATCCGCCGAACCCATTCGGTCGGGTTCGTCGGCTTGGTCTTCGGGCACGCAATTCGGGACTTGCCCGTTTCCGTTCGGGTCGGGTTTCATCCCGACCATAACGTAATTCTCCCAACACGGGTCTTCGTCCCGTTTGACGGCCTTCTTGAACCAATCGGGAACGTCGTCTTCCGACTTTACCGTCCCCGACGGTCCCGGCGTAATGTCGCATTCGTCGACGCCGTCGTCGGTGCCGCCGTCGGCGTCGGTGTCTGTATCCTTCATTTTCGATTCGGTGCCCTTTGCGGATTGAAGTAGCGCGTCGACGTCGATCGGCTTCGCCCCGCCGTAGATCGACAAGCCGGAAAGTTCACCGGCTAAAACCCGATCCCACGTTTCGTCGTCGAACTTGATACCCATAACCCAAGTGCCCTTTGGGTACGTGCGGCTTTCGGTGCCGTCGGGCCGTTCGAACGACGTATCTTGCTTTAGCGTCCAAGATTCGACCGGCGTGCCCTTCCCGTCACGAAGGTCGTGGTCGCTATCGACCTTCCGGTATTCGGCAAGGTACGTATGTGCCGCGTCTTCGATCGCCGGCTTCGGAATGACGTCGCCGTCTTTGTCGGCTTCTTTGGGCACTAACACGGGGGCGAACGCGATTTGCTTCGCTTCCCCGTCCCCGTCGTCGCCGTCGTCTTTTTTGACGTAAAGGGTGACTTCGCTTTGCCACCTATGCCGGTCGCCTTCGGGGTCTTCGGCGTTCTTGGCGATAAGCCATTCCGAATCTTGGGCGGGGCGGTCGACCGCCGACACGAATTCGACTTCTAACGCCGCAAGCACTTCGTCGGCGTTCGGGTCGCTAAGGGCTTCCGCGCCTTCTTCTTCTAACCACGAGCAAAACGCTTCGGGGTCGTCGATCGACGGTTCGTCGGCGAACGTTCGCACGCACCCGTCGAAGTCGTCGAAGTCGTACCCCGGAAACGGTTTGCCCGTCGGTTCTAAATCGGATTCGCCCATACTGTAAGCCGACCCTACCGATTCATAAAAGGGCACTTCCCTTCCCTTTAGTGTTCGATACCCCCGGCTAAACAGGGTGTCGCCGCTAAACGAATTGATTCAAAGGGGGAATGCGGAAACGTGCGACGTGTCGACGCGCCCCGTGATAGACGCGCCGATCGTCGAACGCGGCGCGGGCGTCGAAGGTTTGGTGCGAACCGTTTGCGACAAGCCCCGCGACCGACCGGACGGGTCGCCCCGTCACCCGGTGCTTTCAACCCTGATAGTATAAACGTGCCGGACGGGTGCCGGGGTGTTATCCCGACGTCGTGAATCCAAGCGTGGTATCTAAGGCGACGTCGCTATTGCTTCGTGCGGCAGCTAACACGACAAACACCTTATCGCGGGGTATAGTGAACCCGAATATATTACGGGGTTCGGTTAGCCCCGCTTCGTTTATCGCACCTGATTTTATGAACCCCGCCCCTACTTTTTCACCGTCGAACTTTTCTTCGCCGTCGATCGTCGACGTGTCTAACGACAGTCTGTCGGGGGTGTCCGGCTTCGCGTCGATAGCGAAGACGACGTCGCTTCTATGCGTGTTCGACGGTTCGTCGTATTCGATCGTGCCGCTAACCGACGATTCGTCGGCGATCCGAACCATAGCCGACCCTTGGCTATCGCCCGAAAACGTCGGCGTTTCCGGGGCAATAATTGCGTCCGGGTCGGTCGCACGCGGCTTAACGACGCCGACGACATACCAGTTAAGCCCTTCCGTGCCAACGGTGCCGCCCGTCGAATTGATCGTCTGGTTCCGTGCTTGGTGAACGTCGGGCGTTCGCTTCAAGTCCAATTCACCGCGATACGCCCCCGCACGACCGCCCAAGCGGGCTTTCAGGTCTTGCCCGGACGTCCCGTTATCGGCGACGACGCGAATCGGTTGATTCGGTCTTTGGATCGACGGGCCTTCAACCGGTTCATATATCAGAACCGGGTGCCGTCGTTGCTTCCAAGCCCCGGCTACCCCGGTTGTTTCGACAATATACGGCACTAACGCGGTCGGCCCATACCACCCTATTTCGAAGCCGAATACGTAGCCGGTTCGCGGGTCGAAGTTAAGACCCGACCGCCCCGACCCGTCCAAGGGGTCGATACCGTACACCCGCGCCTTTGGGCCGCCGTTTGAATGTTCGTTGAATTCACCCACGAAGTCGCCGTCTTCCCAATCGCCCCCGGTGACGGGCACGACTATTTCGGTGGGCGTTCCGTCGCCGTCACGATCGCTTCCGACGACGAATTCGACGCCGACGTCGCGGTCGCCCGACCCGTCGGTGATACGAAACCCAGCGTATTCGACGCCGACGGCGGCTTCCGTCCCGTCGTATGGGTCGACGACCGTTCGGGGTTCGCGCCCGTACATAACTTCGTATTTGCTATCGCCCGTCGGTAGCACGTCGACGAATAGCCCCGCCGACGCCGTTACTTCGGTTCCGGGGCGGTAGACGATCGACGGGGATTCGACGGCGACCGTGCTATTGGTTTGGGGGCCGTCAGTCGTAAGTTCGGCTAACGTCGCTTGCGGCTTTAGTGACGTGACGTTTCCGCCGTTCGACTGATAGAATACGTTTTCGGCGTCGAACCCGCGTGCCGGCCAATTGCTATCAGGTTGAATGACGAATTGGGCGATATAATTCGCGGTGTTTATTGCCCCGGTTAGGTTCGCCGGGCCGCGAAGCATTTTATCGAATTCGGCGGCGTCGTTATCTGACATACTATTATCGTAAGTGGTCGACGTGCCCGGCATAGCGGTCGGCCCATTCGTAAATCGTCGCGGTCGATACCTTCCCGTCTTCGTCTATATCCCAATCGTCGGCGTCGGCAAGCCGACGATTTAGTTCCTTGTGGGCACCGCGTGTCGATCCGGCGTCTTCTAAGCATTCCCGAAGCACGACCGGAAGCGACGCACCCAAGGCGTCTTCGATTTCCCCGACCCGCCGCGTCACCGTCGTCGCCTTTGCGACCCGTTTGACGACGTCGTCGTAATGGTCTTCGTGGGACTTTGCGGATAGTTCGGCGGGTTCGACCGGGCCGCCTTCCGCCGTGAATTCGTCGGCGTCGGGGACGTCGACGCCGGATAGGTCGACGTCCGGTTCGTCGCCGCCCGTGCCCGACGCCCGGACGAAGGTATGCCGTTCGTTCGGGTGTAGCGTGTGCTTTCGGAAGGATAGGTTCGGGAAGTGATAGTCGTGGGCTTGCCGTTCAAGGTCGACAAGTTTCGATAGCGGTACGGGTTTGCCCGGCGGGTTCGTGAACGCTTCCGCGTCACCAGACGCTTGACCCGTCGCTATCTTTAGGTCTTCGCACGCCGGCGTCGTTCGGCTATCGCCGGGGCCTTGCCAATAGAACCGGGCGTCGTCTAACCCCCGGTCGCGGTATCCGTCTTCGCGTGCTTCATTTAGCACCTTCGACGATTCGGTGCGGGCGATCGTTTCAAGATCGTCGGGGTCGGCACGCGGTAGTTCGTCCGACATACGATCGACCATAGAATCTAACGACCACCCTTGCGATTGGGTAAGGGCGTCTTCTAAGGTGCCGCTAATGACGTCACGAACCCGCCCCGGTAGCGATTTGAAGTCTTCGAATATCGCCCCGGCGTCGAAGACCGATTCGATTTGTTCGATAACGTATTCGGGGACGTCTTCGTCGCTTGTCCAAGCGTCTTTTTCGATCGCTTCTAACGACTGTGGGGCGACTTGGCGGGTGTACGCCCGAAGTAAGACCCCGTTCAACTTGGCTACTTGCTCTTTTGATAGCCCGGCGTCGCCGTCACCGACCCCCGGTTCCGCCTTTGCGTTCGTGTCGGCGTCGGTGTTTATCTGTAAGCGAACCTCCGGGTAGCGGTCTAACAAAGCTAAGACGTCCGTTTCGTCTAAGCCATAGACGACCATTCGCGGGTCGTGGGGGTCGGGTTCGTCCGGCGGCCAAACCCGTTCGTTGCCGTTATCGAACCCCTTTGTGTCGATTATCCGCCCACCGTTCGACGCGACGTCGTTTAGAAACGAAGCGTATTGGTCTTGGGAACTATGCGCGACGCCGCCCATAGGGTAGTGTAAGCGAACGCCGCCGTCGTCTTTCCGGGCGTCGACGGCAAGGTCGGCGTCACCGGGGTCGTCGACGCTACCGAATAGCCCGCCTCCGCCCCCGCCGCCCCCGGCGTCGCCTTCTTCTATTTCGCCGTCTTCGACCACTAACCGACCGTCACGAAGGGATACGTCGCGCCCGGCGTTAGACATTTCCTTGCCCGCCGACGCTTGGTCTTCGATAAGCGACGCCCGGTCGCGGCGTTCGTCGATCGTCTGTTCCTTCGTGAATTCGAACTTTACGTCTTCGCTAATGTCCGACCAAATGAAGCCGCGATTGAGTGCTTCTTCTAATTGGCGAAGGGTGACGCGGAACCCCCGTTGCTTGAACGACTCCCTTTGGGATTCGTCGGTCGCCCGGTTGACATTTTCGAAGTCAAAACCGGCATACGACGGGTTGACTTTGAACACCGATCCGATAACTGTCACCCAATACTTCGACCGGTCTAATATTTGAAGTTCTTGATAATTGTGGTTAATCGGTTCGAAGTTTACGGGTGTCTTTGAATACCCGACGCGGTGCCGTTCGCCTTGGTCTAATCGCATTCCTTCGACGAAGGTGTCCCAATCTTCGTCGTTCGGAAGCCCGCCGTATTCGTCTAAGGCTTCCGGCGACATGACGCCGGGCGGCCCGCCTTGGATTAGGTCTAAGCGTTCTTTTTCGGCAAGTTCTTCGATAAGTTCGACTTCGTTTTGGGCCTTTTCTAACGGGCCTTGCCCATAGAAGCGGTCGGGGCGGTTCGACCATTCCGCCCATACGACGTCGTCGACGTCGAAGTCGTCGACCTTCTTCCCGCCCCGCTTACTGATTTGAACGTATCCTTCGGGAATGCCGTGCTTGTCGACTAATTTGAAAAGCGACGCCGAATCGACCGACACCAATTCGGCGACCCGGTTCGGATTGTTTTCGTAATGGTGTTTCACGATCGCCGCGTCGCCTAATTCAAGAAGCACCCGCGTCGTCGATTCAAGAAGGTCGGCGAAGGTTTGGTTCCCCGGCGGTAGTTGCTTAATGTGTCGTTCGACCTTCGCTAAGGCGTCGGCGGATATGTCGGCGTCTTCGTCGCGGGGCTTGATCGCCCATTCTGTCGACGAAACGTCTTGTGATAGGGTGTCGATATACGCTTGAACGACGGCGTTCGCCGAAATGTCCCGCAAGAAGACCGGGTCGTATGGCTTCGATCGGGCGTTCCCCCGGATGTTATCACGAACGTCTTCGTTTACGGTGACAAGTCGGTTAATCGGGCCGTCGTCTTCGTCTTTCCGGGTCTTCCCCCGTTCCGCCGTGTTTGCCTTGTCCGGGGAGTTATAGCGTTCCCGTCGACGGCGGCGAACACGCGCACGCTTTTCGCTTTCCGTCGATGTAGTGTCCGAAACGAAGGGCGAAGTCACGCCCTTGATAAAATTAGCGAAACGCGACATTCTTTGTTTACCGTGTTTAGGGGGCGGCGCTTTAAACTTCGCTACCGGAATGGTCGGCCGGATCGACGTCGTGGTCGTGCCCGCACCGGCCGTTCAGGTGGTAATAGAACGTCCCCTTCGTCACGTCTAAGCGGTTGATAACCGACGCGACCGAATCAACCCCCCGCGTTCGATATTCGTGCCGTATCGCTTTACACAATCCCGGCGGGACCGACCGCCGGTCGGGTTCGAACGCGACGTCGTCGTGTCGGCACCGCCCGAATAGGTGCTTTCGAACCGCCGACACGTCGCGGTCAAAGGGGTCGGCCAAGTCTTGCGGTGACGTCCCCGACCCATAGGCGGCGCGAAAAAGTTCGCATTCGTCTTCGTCGATACGTGCCGACCCATTCGACCCGATCGGTGCTTCGACGCCGTCACGGTGCCCGCACTTGCCTGTAAGGTGCCGGTGCGCCGTCGACGTCCCGATAATGAACGCCGATCCTATGTCGGCGATCGCCGCCGTGTCGTTTTCACGATAGGCACGACGCATTCGCCGGCAAAGCGATTCGGATAGTTCACGCCCGTTACGCTTGTGTTCGAAGGTATGGCCGCACCGCCCGAAGACGTGTTTCACGACGGCCTTCGCCGACCGATTGTATTCCGCCCGAATGTCTTCGACAGTATCGCCGGTTTGAAAATCGACCCGCATTTCGCGGCATTCATCCGGTTCGATCCGGGGAGACGTCACGGGGTCGCGGTCGCCGTCGTGGTCACACCGCCCGGTCGCGTGTCGGAAGATAACCGACGGGTGCTTGTCCGGCCAAGCGTCGATAATCGTCTTCGGGCGTGACGCCTTCCCCATATTCCGACGTATTCGGTCGCATTCGTCGGGTGTAAGGCCGTCTTCGACGTAATATTGCCCGTTATCGGGGTTCCCGTCGGATACGAACGACCGGATTTGCGCCGGGTCGCGGTCGGATTTGTCGACCTTGCTAAATCGAACGACTGCTTCGGCTTCGGTTTGGCCGAACGACGTGCGATCGACCAAACGGTCGACCCGGCCTTCGTCGGCGTCGGTCAATTCGACGTCGTTCAAATCCATAGGTCACGCTTGGCATTTTTCGCATATTCCGTCGATATTCACCCGGCGACGGGGTGTCGGTTTGGCACACCGCTTACACGTCGCAAGAGTCGGGGCACCGTCACCGAAGACGTCGTCACCGAATCGGGTCGCTTGTTGGGCGTGCTTGCGACACGCATAGACCCGGTGCCCGGCGGGACGGAAGAAGTAGGTGACGGCGTCGTTTCCGCACCAAACGTTTGTCGGGCCGTCGGCGTCGATCGGGTTTAGGGAGCAATTCGAATCTATGTCGGCGGGGTCGGCTTCGACTTCGACGTCGAAGTCGCCTTTCGTATCGTTCGTCATACCGAACGGTTCGGACGAAAGGGCGAAAAGGTATCGCCGGCGCTATTCGTCGGCTACCGACACGACCGCCGGTTGTATTCGTCGCCGTCGTTCGATTCGTGCCCGCAATCGACGCAAACGGCCAAGTTATAGCCGTTCTTATTGATTAGGCGGTGTCCGTGATAGTCGACCGGCGTGTCGACGTGAATCCGCTTCGGGTAAAGCCCGGATTCAGCGACCGGGACGTCGCCTTTCAGGTATTGAAGAAGCGCCGCGACGTTCACTTCTTCGGCCGACCACGCCGACGACGACCACGCCGCCCGTGCGTCGACGACGTCGACGTAAGCCGTTAGCACGACGAAGTCGCGGTACGCTTCCCGTGCGTCGGCACACCCGACCACGACGTCGCACCCGTCGATATGACACCGGTAGCGCCAAGACCGCCCGTCGCGGCCGATCGGGTTCGCTTCGACCGACCCGTGTTCGACCGCGTCGGCGGCAAGCCCCCGATTGATTGGTCGGTTGGGGCACCCGAACCGCTCCCGAACGTGCGGCGGTTCGTGATAGGCGTCGATCGTCCGGGGAACGACCGGCGGCACGGCGTTCCCACCGTTTGAAGCGGTAGCCATATCCTAATCACCCGAAGTATGCGAAGGGTTCACACTTGAATCTTCGTCGCCCCAATCGTCGCCGTACCGAAGTTTCCGTGCGAACGTCGCCGACCCGCCGTTCTTCTTGTTCTGTTCGGCGACGGCGTCGGTATCAAAACACCGCGAACACGTATCGCGGTTCGTGACCGACCGCGTCGATCGAAGCACCCATTCGGTGTCGGTCTTCGGCGTACACCCGCACTTCGGTTCCGGGTTCCCGTCGTCGTGGGCTTCGTCGACGCGGTTCCCGTCGCTATTAGTAAATACGACGTTCCCGTCACCGTCGGTCGCCGGGATATGTGCCGATCGGGAATGTTGGGAACGTGCCCGAACCGCGACTTCGCCGCCGCCGTGGTACACTTCGGTTTCGATACGATCGCCGTCGGTCGTCGCTTGCGTGCTTGCCACAAGTTCACACCATTCGACCGTTCGAAAGCCCGGATTAAAAAGGTATTGACGTTAGTAGGGAGTGATTAACACCGACGAAACCATAACAAAGACCCGTCACGTCCGGTATTCACGGAGTCGGGCGGGTTGACTGTCGCCGAACGCCGGTAATCACGGCCCGTTATAGGTCGCCGGAGGGTTCGAAGTCGCCCAACCCGTCTTCGTCGACGTCGGGTTCGGGGTCGGGCGTGTCCGTCCGGGCGTCGCTACCGTCGTCTTCCGCGTTCGCGTTCATAGCGCCCCGGTGCGTCGCGTCGGCACCGTAAGACGATGGATCGAAGCCGGTGACTTCTAACGCTATATCGACCCATTCCGTGCCGAAGGTGTCGACCGCGACGTCGACGACCGCTTGCCGGTATTCGGGGTCGGCGGCGTTTTCGAATAGCCGGGCGATCGTGTCGATAACGTGTTCGGCGTGCCGGTGTGTGTCCGAATCGTATAGCCATTCGACCGGAACACGGGCAAGCCGACCACGCGGATACGAATACGTGTTCGACTTCTTCTTCGACGGAATGTCGGACGGCTTCGTCGGTAAGAAGACGCATTCGAAGACGTCGTCGGTCGGCCCGATCGGAAGCCACGGGTGGGCCTTGTAGGTCGTTAAGTCGAACGAATCGCGTTCGAAGACGTCGACCGCCGTGCCTTCGCGTTCCCGAACGTATAGCGGCCGACCTTCGACAAGGTCGATAACTATATCCCCCCGTTCGATACCGGCGGGAAAGGCGTCGATATTCTTTTCTAACTGTGCTTTGGCGTCTGTCGCGGCGTCGTCGAAGTCGTTATCGACGACCCCGCTTGGTTCTTGGCTTGCCATAATCGGTCGGTCGCGGGTGCGACGGTATCGACGTGTCTGTATTTCCGCAAGAATGTGTCGGTCGTTCGACCGGGTCGTATAAGGTCTAACCTAACGGCCGCAAACACCTAAGTCTGATTTTTCCGTCGGTACACACGAATGGCGAACCCTTTTGAACACGAACGCGAATTCGTTTCGGGGCTTCAAGATAAGGCGTCGTGGTTTTACCGTGACTTTTTCGGCCCGCACGACCGGTTCGCCGTCGAAGAAGTCGGGGACGGCGAACTTGAACGCCAATTAGACTTTTCCGGAACCGACCAGATAATCAAGCCCGACGACGACGCCGTGACAATACACCTTGCCCAAAGGTTTCGACGCCGACGCGAATCGGGGTCGACCGACTTTTCTATACGGTGCGAATCGAACGGTGTGCCGACAGAATACCAGAAATTGATTCGGAACCACATAAACCGGCGGGGGCATACCCCCGGCGCGTATGCGTTCGGGGTCGTCGACGACGGGTCGTTTGAAGAATTCTATTTTCTTTCGGTCGATTTGTTGGTCGAAGCCCTGAAACAAGACGCCTTATCGACCGATCGGCACAAGAACTTCGTTAACGGGAAGCCTGACGGCACGGAAGCCTATTACATTCCAATCGACGAACTCCGGTCGAATTCTATTGTCGTCGGACGGTACGAAGGGAAGGGAGAACGCCGTCTTTAGTCGGGGTTTAGGCGGCGAAGGATAGTTGCCGCCGCCCGCGCTTGAACGACGGCGTCGTCGAAGGCGTCGTGGGCGACCGCGTCGTCTTCGTTTGGGTCGACGTCGCCGGTGCCGGGCAAGTCTTTCAAGGTTCGAAAGTCCCGTTCTTCGTAATATTCCCACGGCACGTCGACGCCGACCGCTTCGAAGGCGGCACCCAATAACCGACAATCGAACGACGGGCTATTCGCCCATACTTCGTCGACTTCGGCGGTGTCGAACCATTCGGCGAATTCTTCAAGCACGCCGACAAGGTCGCCGCCGCCGACAAGCACCGACTTCGCTTCGTCGTCTTGCCCTAACCACCATTCTAAGGTGTCGGCGTCGATCGTAAGCCCGCGTTCTTCGCACGACCGAAGATTCACTTCGCGGTACATCCCGGCGTCTTCGTCGACGCCGTCGGCGTCGAACGGAACGGCACCGATCGAAAGAATAGCGGCACCGGGTTCGGTTCCTAACGATTCAATATCGACCATTACCCGCGTCGTGTCGGTCGGCATACGTCGACGGCGTCGCGGGGTCGGCGTAAGCGTGCCGGTGATTACGCTTTATCGACTTGCGACGACGACCCCGACGACCCGTTTGACGATCGCCGGCTTTCGGTATATATCGCGTATCTTAGGGCGTCTAAGGCGTGGTCGTCAACGTCCGACTTGTCGACGTCGTCTTGTGTGTACCCTAAGAATTCCTTTACCGTGTTTTCGCACCGTTTGGCGACAAGTAGCCCCGGCCGCCCTTCGTGGTCTTCCCGAAGCCGGTATCGAACTTCGTTTATGCCGGCGTCGACCGACTTGTCGGCCTTCCCCGCTTTCCAACCCGCACGCCGCATTTTTTGAATGTCGCCGGGTTCGTGTTCACTATGTATCCGGCCCTTCGGCTTGCCCTTTAGCCAATACGTATCGTGATTCGGGCCGCCGCATACGTCTTCGACGTGCGTTTCCGATCGGTAAAATTCGTCGACGACGATATATTGCCCATACGCCGTCTTCGCTATTTCAAGACACACCCGTTCGTGTTCCCACCCGGCGTCGTACCCGTACATTCGCCAATCAGTAAGTTCGACGTCGTCGATAGGTACTTCGTGGGAATGCCGTCGGAAGTCCGAATACACGCGCCCTTCGTCGGCTTCAAACGACCCGTGTAACGCTTGGCCTTCCCGACCGCTTCCGCCGTGAACCCGACGGATTCGTGCCCGATCGTCGTCGGTAAGGAACGGGTTATTCGCCGTCGACGCCGTCACCAATTCCGTTCGGATACCCAAGGGTGCGTCGTCGTCGGCGGGGTCGACCTTTCGTTCAAGCAAGTCGTAAGCGTCATTAAATCCGTTCCCCGTCGTCGTGATTAGGATACACCGGGGGCCGACGGGTTCATAGTCTAACCGTTCGCCGATCGTTTTCCGCACCGCGTTTAGTTCCTTGTAGTAAGCGCCTTCGTCTAACCACGCCCCCGAAAACTTCCCGCCGTCGTATCGGTTCGGCTTATCCGCCGACGCTAAGATTATGACGCTACCGTTTACCAAGGTTAGGATACCGTCTTGCTTCGTCCAATTCCGCACGATCGGGCTATTCGTCGGGTCGCCGTCGCCCAAGAATGGGTCTAAGTTCGACCCCGGTAGTTCTTCGAACAAGACGGGGTATGTGGTCTTCTTGGCTTCGGCGTATGTCTTCCCCATACAAAGCAGGCGGGCCGGCGCGAAGTCGGGATTCAAGCCCGATTCGATTATCGTCCGGGCACCCGTCACCGATTTGCCCGACCGATACCCCGCGACGAAGCCGACAAGGTCGAAGTCGCCGGAATAGAAGGCGTGTCGGGCTTCCCTTTGGGGCCGCCAAAACGCCCAATCTATGTCGATCGACCCGTCGTCGTTCACGGTGACGCCGTCTTGGGTAAGGGCGTCGACGTCGACGTCGTCGGGGTCGACGCCGTCGGGAAGCATAACGACCCGCCCGTCGTCGGTCGTGATAGAAGTCGACATTCTTCAATTACAGTATAATCGCGTTCGTTCAAGGTTAGGCGTTTCGGCGCGACCACGCCCGACCGACGATTGTGCCGACGACGAAGCACGCGGTCGCGTAAGCGGCTTCGTCTTGGGTGTCGGCGACGTGTCCGCCGTCGGCGTCGCCGGCAAGCACGGCCCGCACGAACGCCGTAGCGACGTCGCTACCGTCGGCGGCGGCCCCGAACGCGAACCCCGACGCGAAGCCGACGGCCGACGAATGCCATTCGGGAAGGGTCGGCGGGAACAATCCACCCATTACGCACCGTCTTCGTCGCCGTCGTCACCGTCGTCGCCGTCGGGGTTCGGCAATTCGTAATTATCGGCGATTCGGGCGACGACGCCGACGACGCCGGATATGAACCCCATACCGACGATGTTAGCGACTTGTGCGAACGTCCAAAAGAAGAATAGGGCGACGAACCCGGCGACGGCGTATTCAAGCACCCACCCGATCGACACCGACGCGACGACGTCGACGTCCGGCGTGACGTATCCGAAATACACGGCCGCGACCAAGCCGGCGGCGACAGTAACGAAAAGTCCCGTTAGGTAAGCGTAACTATACGTTTTCGACCCTTGGGGGTCGTCGACGCCTTCGACTTCGGCTTGAAGGTCCGGTTCGTCGGTCGACATAGCCGGATTGACGAATCCGGTCGAAAAAAGCGTTCGCGGCGTTAGTCGTCGCGTTCCTTCGGGACGAAGCCGATATGCGATTCGCACTTGAAGCACCCGGCCAAGGTGCCCCCCTTCTTCGCGGTCGTGAACACGTCGTCGTGGTCGTGGTCTTCGACCGCCGATCGAAGCGCGTCGTCGTCTTCGAACCGGGTGACGCCCGGATAGCGTTCGGCGTCTTCGACCGCGACCGTTTCGCCCCGCCCGACGTCGTCGCTATCGGCGTCGTCTTGCCGGTCGTGTGCCGCCGTGTCGCCGTCTTCGCCCGTCCCGGTGTCCGTGCCCGTTTCGACGTCGACGTCGTTAGCGTCGCCGTGGTCGTCTTCTAACGCGGTCTTCGTTCGGTTACACGCGCCGATTATTTCCTTCCGAACGTCGCGGGCTTCGTCGTCGGCCAATTCTATTTCGGCGTCGATATACGCTTGCGCCCGTTCGGGGTCGCGGATACCCCGGATTAGTGCGGCGATCGTTAGGTCGTTCTTCGTCGCAAGCATTTTCTTCGGGGTCGAATCGTAATCGCCGGTCTTCGACCCGGTTTGATGTTTTGACGGCACGGCTATCTATCCGTGACTTTCACGCGGTCGGGGGTGCCCGGAACGACATAGACGTCGCCCGCCCGTTTCATCCGTTCGAACACGTCGGCACTTTCACTTTCACTATGGACACTTGCGACGGTCGATAAGACGTCGTCGACGGGTGCCCCACTTCCGCCGTGGTCGCGGATCGCCGACTTAATCGACCGGCGAACGTCACCCGTCATTCGTCGACACCGCCGACGTCAGACGTGCGTTCGTCTTCCGGGGGTTTCCATAGATACCCGTCTTCCGTCGGTGTTAGATTTGTGACTTCGCGGGTGTCGGGGTCGATACCCGCTTCGCGGAAGATACGGTCGCGGGTGTCGTCGACGGTTCCGTGCGGCGGGGCTTGCCGTTTGGGGTCGATCGCCCCAAGCGTTAGGCCAAGACCATAGACGACGGCGTCGACGACGTCGCTATCTGCCCCGTATTTGTTCGCGGCACCGCGAAGGGCGAACGCGGCGTCGTGTTCGACTTTTGAATGCCGAACGAAGTCGTCGGGCACGTCCGACACCGGCACGTCGATCGGTTCGACCCGCGTTTCTATCGGGCGGATAGCGACGACTAAATGGTCGCCGGAACATTCGACGACGCCGGTGATTCGGACGTCGCCACGGTCGACCAAGCGCCCCACGACGGTAGCGCCTAAGACCGGGTGCCCCCCACCTTCGTTTCGGACGTCGACGCGAACGTTATACCGGGGTTCGCCCTTTTGCTTATTCCCCGGTGCGTGCGACCCCATTAGATTGACCGAATGAATCCGGTCGTCGTCTTCGGCGGCGGCTTTGATAGCGGCGTGTAGGGCCGCGTTCGGCGCGTGGTCGTCGCGCACGGTCTTTCGAAAGCGATCGTCGACCGATACCGGGCGGAAAGTATCGCGGCCCGTGTCGGCGCGTTCGGCGGCCGTGTCGACTATGTCGTCGACGGATTCGTCGCCCGTCATTCGTCGCCCCCCGCCGGTTTGACCGGATCGGCTTCGACCCATTCGACGACGGTTTGATTCGGGGCGTCGATACGA